AGCTTGTCCCCTGATTGCCGTTCAGCACCAGCGCGCAGCCCGCCGTCCACGCCTCGATAACGCTGCGTGGACACGGGTCAAACTCATCGGGCAGGAACACGAAATACTGGTACTTGGCAAGCGTCGCTGGCACATCTTCCGGCGCAACCACACCCTTGTAGTTCTCGGTGGGGATGTCCGCGCCCATGCCGTAAAAGTCCAGCGGCACGCCGTTCGTATGCGCCCAATATGCCGCCGCCTCTAGCCCTTTGCTCTTAAACAGCCGCCCCAACCACACCGCGCCCGCCCGTGCGTGTCCGTTGCGTGCCGCCTCAAAACGGGGCAGATCAACGGGGCAGGGGATGTACTGCGCGGGTTTAGCGAACCGCCATTCGACGCGCTTTTCCAGTTCTGGTGACACGAGAACAGGCGTGGCATTGGCGAGTGTCCACTGGCGTAGCCCCTCATCGGCAAACTTCCAGATGTCAAAGCAGACTTTGACGACGGGCTTACCGTCTAGATGCTTAGTTATCCACGCATGGTACTGGAGGCTGTTGCCGATGACGTACCTATCGCAGTCCGGTAGCAGACGTCCCGGCGGGCAATCGACCACCGTTACATCCTCCGGCGCGCTGCGCTGCCACGCTTGCATCGATAGCTCTGCGCCGCCGTTGATACCCAGGAAGTCGTACAGGAAGCCTACGCGCATACTGCCGCCCTCCACGTCGCATCCCACAGCGTCTGCATCCCCGGTTCGCTGACGCTGCGCTCGGTCATCGTGCCGCTTTCCAGTAGATAGTGATAGGTCGTTTCCGGTATGCACAGCCCACGCCAGCCCTTATCCGCGATGAGTTGCAGCGCGAAGTCATGATCCGACGGGTACAGGAAGTCAAACGCGCCGCGATAGCGCAAGCCGTCATCCCACGCTTCCCGGCGGTACATATACGCCTGCAAGCTAACCAGCCGTTCCTTAAATGCTGCCGCATCGAATGGGCCGGGTCGGTACAAATCGGTACGGTTGCCGTGATACTGCGTTGCGCCGTAAGCAAATCCGACGCCGGGGTTGCTGTCCAGCGTATCGACCAGCGCGGCAAACGCGCCCGGCTCGTACCATGCGCGGGTGCTGCCCCAGATGAAGTAGCGCCCGGCTGCTCGTTTCGCGGCAAGGTTGGGCGGGATGTTGCCGTGTAGATGCCCGTTCAGCGGTGGCTTATCGCGCCTGTCGCAGCGTGCCACCACGATACGCGGGTCATCGGCTGCCCACTGGTTCAGGATGTCCATCGTGTCATCGTCTGAGCCGTCATCGACCATGACGACCTGTACCGTTACGCCCTCCTGATTGAGCGCGCTGTCCACCGCTTGCCGTGCCAGCGGATACGTGCTGATTTTATACACGGGCATCAGCACGGACACATCGGGGCGCGTGGTTGGCTCTGGACATACCGCCGGGAGGATAAACACCCGCTGGCGCGCCTGTTCCGCGTCCAGTTCAGCGCACACCGCTTCAAGCGCGGGCTGCATGTACTGTGTGAACACGCGCTTATGGTCGAAGTGCTGCACGCCTGCAACGGCGTTGGCGCACCATTGCCCGCGCGTTTGGTACGCCTGCTCTAACCCCTCTACCAGTCCATCGACTAGCGGACGCTCCCACGTCAGACCGGCGAAGGGCATGTAGGTCATCGTCGGCACTTTCCAGCCCGTGAACGCGAGTTCGCGCTGTGCCGTGTTATCGGGGACAACAACGGGCAAGCCACACGCTTGCGCTTCCACAATCGGCACGCCGAACCCTTCGCCGTGCGCCGCGCTCAGGAACACATCACCCGCCTGATACGCCGTCGCCATGTAACCGGGCGTTAACTGTCCGCTAACCAGATGTGCTTGCGACGGGAAAATCACGCGGTCACGCGGCAGGCCGCACAGGTCTACAACCTTGATTAAATCTTCGCCGTTGTAGATGCCGCTGATTTCCGTGTGACAGTACAGGTAGACGTTGGGGTGACGCGCCATAAGGACGCTCGTCGCCTTAAACCCCTCAAAGAACCCTTTACGGCTCGGCGTACCTTTATTCGCGGCTGTTATGTCAACGAGAAAAGCGTCATCCGGTATCGTTGCCGCCGTCTGTGCCGCCAGCGCCTTGCGCGCCGCTTGCTGGTCGCCCGGCTTGAACACGCTGAGGTCAATGCCGTGTGGCACGTAGGTAGGCTTCAAGCCCGCCTGCTGCAACATGGACATCCCGTGCGCGCTCATTGTCCATACCCACCGCGCGCCGCCTTTTAGCGCTGTGACGGTAGCAGGGTTAGCGGGCGTGCAATCGACGGGCGTATACATGATGGTCGGGAAGGTGCTGTACACCGCCGGGTCAAGCGCGTGAGCATCGATGAGCGTTATCACGACCCGGCTTCCGGTCATGTCAACATAGGCGCTCACGATGTCATTGCCAAACGGTTGTGCGACACGCGGCAAGATGACTAGCCCGCCGTCGGTTCGCACGGGCGCGCCCTCCTGCCCATAGAACCCAAACAGGTTGACCGGGTAGCCCGCCGCTTGCAGCAGCGGCAAGACGAGTGCCGTTTGCTGCCCATATGCGGAGGGCGCGGTCACACTGTTGGATACCCACAGGAGCGGCGGTCTACGCATCGTAGTCAATCTCCGCTGTCTGGTTGCTGTCGGGGCGGTACGTCTGCACGACGCTTGCCGTTACGACGCGCCCGGCGGCTACCCCGAACTCGTTCGCCTTGCTTTTAATCAGGTTGTCTAACCCTTTTAACGCAGTCGCGTAGTCGGTTTGCAGCCAATCGGCGCGCATCGTCGGTTCACTGGACAGACGCACGTACATATTCTTCAGGCAGGCAATCACCGCCAACTGCCATGAACCCGCCTCGGTGATGATTGCCGTCAATTCCTCATCAGAGAACCAGGCTTGCGTGCTGTCGGTATCCCCGATATGGAACCGCACCCGGTCTTTGTTGGCGGTGAATGGCGAATAGCTAAACGTCATAGCCCTTAGTCCTGCTTTACGCCGAGCGCCAGAATGAGATGGTTCGCCGCCGTGAAAGTTGGCGTCCCTCTCACAATCGGTACGCAGTATAGATTGCCGCCGCTGGACAGCTTGTACGGGATTTCCAGCGTCTTGATAGTCGCGCTGCATGGCGGCGTCGCGCCCGTTCCCATCAGCGCATAGTCGGCTGTCCCCACCGCGACAATCCCCACCAATTTAGCGGTCAGGTCAGCAGCGGCAAACGTCCCCGGCGCATTGTCCGCGACGGTAGTGGGCGCGGCGTTGAAAAACGCCAGTGTCAGCGGCACAGAGCCGCCCGACAGCGTTGTGACCGTCACCGCGCATAACTCGCCAGAGTTGTTTGTCCAGTTGAGGGCTGAAAACGTGGTGGTTCCTCCAACCACGTCACCAGCCGTATATTGCACCGTTCCCGCTGCCACCGTTGCATAGGCGACGGTATTAAAGCCCATACCGCCCCCTTTACGCGATTACCACTGTGCCGACATTCGAGAGCAGTTGGAAGCGCGTCGAGGCCAACACCTGGAACGTCGCTGCCATATTCGCCGCTGCGAATTTCAGCACCGTCCCCGCCGACTGCCCGCTGTAGAACGTTCCCGCCGAGGTTGTCAGCGTAAACGTGCCTGCCGCCGGGACGGTCTGATTAATCGCGGTGTAGATGCCGCCGATTTTCAGCCCGGTTGTTGTCAGGACAAACGCGCTGTTCGTGCCGCTTGCCACATTCATCAGCAGATAGCCGCTGGCAAACGTGGGCGCAAACGTCCCCGCCGCCGTGAGCGTCGTGCCGGGCTGTGCCGCCGCCGCTGTACCGGTGTTGGTCGGTGCATTAAGCGTCGTTGCTGTAATCGCTGCAACCGAACTGGTTGCAGGGAGTGTCACCGCGCCGCCGCTGTACGATACGAGCGCATCGACGCCAACGGTGTTATCAAAATAGGTCGTACCAGAAGCCATTACATTATCCTCCTGGGCTGCCTATTGGACGTGTCCATAAATCCATGCCCAATGATCCCATCCGAACGAGAACCGCATGTAGCCGCGATAGCGCAGTTCCAGGTTGTAATCGCTGGTCGGGTCTTCCTGAAATTCCGGGCGTGTCCGCCAGAACCAGTTCAGGTATTGTTTCGCCAGACGGCTATCGACCATGAACCAGTTGGTTGCATCGGTCAGGTAGTGCGAGTACAGGATGGTCAAGCCCCGGTTGATGTTGGCATCGTTGTTAGCATTGCCGCTGCGCTGGATACTCTCGACAATCACGCGCGCCGTCGGCAAGAGCGCCACTGGCACAACCAGCGTATCGGGAATAACCGTCATCGGATTGCCCCGGCTATCCATAAAACCCATCATGGTTGTAATGGTCGATACCACCGCATCATGCGACAGGACGGACGATCCGGCGTTGTCCTGTGTGCTGGCGTCGGTGGGGCTGTACGGATGGCTGTCACTGCACAGCGCAACCGCATCGGCTCCGGCGTTCGCCGCGTTAAAGGCATTGTTGAAGATGCTGGCGAGATACTTGGTCGCGGTACGGTCAAACGACAGGCCGAGCTTGCTGGCGCGCTGGCGCATCACACCGTATTCCTCATCATCAATGAGTTCACGGCTGACTGCCATGCCGAGCGCGTACTGCGCGTGCGTGTAGGTCTGGCGGTACAGCAGTTCAAAGCTGTCATATTCGATGCTGCCGTTGTAAGCTGGCACGTCACCGAACCCGCCCACGCCCTGATCCCGTTCCGCCGCTTTGGTGGAGGTCTGGACATTTGCCAGCGTCCACAGTGGGTCGGTCATCTGGATTTCATCGTTAAAGACCGTCCGCAGGGACAGCCCCAACGCCGTTAGGTTCTCAAACTGGTCACGAATCATCGGTGTTCCCATGATTTATCCCCTTACGCCCACTGGAGCTTTGCAGCCGTGAACGTGACGTAGGCAACGGCTTTGCCAGCGGTATCGACTTCCGAGGCCGTGCCGACCAGCGTCAACCCGCCGCCGCTGGTCTGGTCAGCGTCGTAGGTGTTCTGGTCAAGGTTCACAACGGCCCGGTTGCCCCTTACGGCGCTGATGGTCGCAGCGTCACTGGACACGCGCCACACCTGCCCCGACTGCAAAATGTAGAACTTGCGCAGCGTCGCCGCCGCGTCTGCTGCCAGTGTCGGTTCTGCCAGAACACCGACGAACGTTCCCGCCGTGCCTGCGCAAACCGTCGCATAGCCGTTGGTCGCTTCCAGATAGAACAGGTCGCCTACGGCATAGGCCGCGCCGCCTGCAAACGGCAAATCGCGGGCAACGGGCGGGTTGCTTGACCCGTCAAGGTTATACGCGAACTCAAAGCCGCGTGTTGCTGATACTGCCATTAGTCCCTCCGCATGAGTTTTTGCTTCTCTTGCGCCATGCGCTCCGGCGAAATCCCCATTTTCTTCGCCATTGCCAGTTCATCTTGCGTCAGGTCAGCCGCGCCCGCGCCTGTGCTGCGTGCTTGGCCTGCCCCTGCCTCAAGATTAGGCGCTTGCTTGAGCGTCAGCATATCCTCGTTGGCATCCAGCCATTCGACAAACGCCGCGCTGTCCATATTGGCACGAATGGGGTCAACCATTCGCTTGCGCACGTCCGGCGGGATACGCTTCAAGCGCCCGTCAATGAGTGCTTCAAAGGCGGCAATCAACCGCTCTTGCTTGGGTTCCAGGTTTTCCAGCTTTTGCCCACGCACGTCCGCAAGCTCTTTCCATTGCTGCTGTTCCAGCAGCCGCTTTTCCTCAGCCTTGCGTGCTGTGTCCTCGGCGCGTTTCTTTTCGACGCGCCACTTGGCATTTTCGGTGCGCAGTTCTTCGATGTACTTCTGCGCCTCGGCTGGCAAACTGGTCATCCATTCCCCGTGCTGCTTGGCGTTCGTCGCCTCGCCCGTCGTTTCGCCGTCCTGCGGCTGATTGGTTTCGTCTGGCATCTAGCCACCCCTCACATAGTAATTTTTAGCGTCATCACCTAACACGCCCCGTAACGAAAGTGTTTGAAGCATGTCCCCAAATAACGGGTCTTTTGTCGTACCAGTGAACTCACTAAGTTGTACGCGCCCATCCTGCCACGCCCGGTAGCGCGCCCCGCCCATAATGCGCTCTTGCGTGGCGGTATCCTGTGCGTTGAACCAATCCTCACCCGTCTGCACATCCCGCGTTTGCCCCCGCACGACGGGGACGACGATGCAGCGCCCGTTCCAATGCTCGTCGATAACGGTATCAATCGGGACGTGCGTGCCGTGCAGCGCCGCGCACGACAGGCATACATTGGCATCCAGCGAGGCGTAGCGAATACCGTAGCCCTCCAGGATGTTGCTGTTCGCCGTGTAGTTGATGACCGTCGCCCGACGGTACGCTTGCATCTGCAACGTGCGGGCAATCGTTTCGGAGCGGCTGCGCGTCATCTCCGGCAATAGCTGGCGCATCGCCCGCGCGCCTGCAACCGGGTTGCGCCCGTGAATGACGTTCTGCACAACCAGCTTGTTCACGCTGGTTAGCACGTCGCTTTCCAGTCCGCCGAGCAGGGCGTCCCACGCGGGTTGGCGTGTCCAGTCCAGCACTTGCAGCGTGGCGTCCAGCGGCGGCGTATTCCAGCCAATGCCGATACCCGCCAACTGCTGATTGCTTGCGCCGGGAAACGCCATGTAACGCGCGATGGTTTGCCCCGCCCGCGCCCCGCTGTCCACCATCTGGTCGGCTACCGCGTCCAGTTGGATACGATGCCGCTTGAGCGCCGTTTCCGCCTCCGCCACGAACGCCCTGACCGCTGGCGACGTGGCGTTGAGCCGTGTCCCCGCTTGCTGTGCCTCACGCGCCGCTGTTTCGAGTTCTTGCAGCATCGTGTAGAGC